AACTTCCATTCCTCTGTCAGGTCACGCCCACGAACGAAGTCGAGGGTGTACTGCGTTGTTGGACCTGTTCCCAACCGAGAAACTTCCCAAAACTCGCGGTCAATAGGACCTTTACGCTCATCATCATGAGCCTTCTTTATTTGACGTGCGAGTGATGGTGGTGCAGTTAATACTTGTACTGTTGGTTCTGGGTCTGAAAGAACCAAAACATTGAATGCAAATTTTCCACGTGGCTTATCGCCAAGGATTTCGCAAAGTGGGCATCCAGCACCAATGCATACAAAAGACTTCTTGCCCTTTGGACGCTCAATCCAGTGCTGTTCGTATGTTGCAAATGGTCCAGTCTTATCAAGGAACTTCACAAGTTGTGGGTCCTCTGAAAAACGGAAGTCAGTTGGAAACTCAGTTGAGTCGTTGTTCATCAACGCATCAAGAGAATCCCAACCTTGTTGTACGGTTGTTCCAACTTTAGGTTGGACTTCTGAACTATCTTCATCAAGATAGTCTGCGGCTTCCACCGCTGGTTTTGTTATAGGCATTTTTTTCCTTTGGGTCATGAGGCACTTTGGCTCTCTTTGGCAGTGATGTCCTTCCAGCGCCTTACTAAAGCATCTGTCAGGTCTTCAAGTTGGCTCCACTCTACACGGTCGGAGCCGATTAAGCCACGTTTGGAAAACTCCTCTATCGTGACTTCAATAAGAGCGCGGGTATACACCCGATTCCCTCCCGTCTTACTGTTGTTTAAAGTCTTTGACCTTAAACGGTAAGGCGCTCGCGGAATGTATCCTTTGCGCTCCCATAGGCGAACTGTCACAATGTTTTTCTCTAATGCTTTTGCTAAAGCACTGATAGTAAACACTTCAACATCTTGTCCACCTAATGTTTTGCTGATTGGGTGTTCATCCCAACCATTTGTTTCTCCCACTTTTTTGCGGGAAACTTTTGGGTCTGCTTCACGGCGTTTACGTTTTGACCCAGGAACATATTCGAGGTCAGCAAAGGCTGCTGCTATCTCGTCTTCCCCACGTAAGCCAGGCATTAATTACTCTCTAACTGTTCTACATAACTACCAATATCTTCTGCATGGTCATCACAACACAAAGAATCGTCTATCCAAACACGCCACTTAACTGGATTTAAACATCCATCAACGTAACATTTCACAATTACTTCTTACTCAAAATCAATGCCCACGTAATTGTTTGTGGGTACATAATTTCAATCTCTTCTGCAGTAAGTTCATCACTGTACAAAGCAGCCATGAGAGCATCTTCATCAACAACGCGAATGGTTTTGTACAAAGTTTCTTCTAAACCTTTTTGAGCAATGATTTCTTCAGCAGCGGCTTCATCAATCTTGCGAAGTGTACGACGTTGTTTTGTTAGTGCAACGTAGCCGTCTACATCTTGTGGTAACTCTAAAACAATGTTGCCTTTAGAATCTGGCTCACCGTTTTCATCAAGAACCTCAAACAACTTAGCGCGAAGTTCTTTTTGTTGTTTTTCTAAATAATCAAGTTGTGATTTAAGAAACGAATACTGTTTTGTTTGGCTAATTAAGTCATCTTGATTAGCAAACCTTGGTTCGGATTCTTTAACTCTTGCCATTTTTCCCCTCTTACTTTTTGTTTTCCTGTATGAACTTTAACAAACTACCTACCGTTAAATCAACTCCACCCCGAACGTTAATGCCTTCTCCGTCCATAACAGCGTCTGCTACAGCGTTCTTTTGATTGAGCATCTGGTATTGCCGCTCCTCTATAGAACCGTCTACAAGGAAGTCTTGGATTACGACGCTTTTCCACGTGCTAGAAGCGCGACGAATTCTTGAGTTCCTTTGTACTGCAGTTCCAGATGCCCAAGGTAAGTCATAGTTTACTAGTAAGTTAGCCTGGGGCAAATCGACACCGTAACCTCCTGCGTCTGTAGAAATAAGAACTCTAACTTCTTTAGACGTTTGAAANTCTGTCTTAGCCGTTTCTTTTTGGTTGGCATTCATCTGACCTGAGTAAGTTCTGCTTTCTATCTNCTTTTGAGTCAAAATGTCTTGAATTATTGGCAACATACCCAGGTAGCAAGTAAAGATAACTACCTTTGAATTTTCATCAATCTCTAGATGGTCCATTACATATTCAATGGTTGTATCTAATTTGGGCGATTTTTTGCTGAGGTCATCCAGAGCACCTGCATCTGACAATCCAGCCAAGTAAGCACTTCCACCTCGTGAGCCCTCAATATTGACTGAAGTGTCTTCATCCACAACTTGCCAGCCATTCTTAAACTTATCAACGCTGTTAACTAACAGTTGTGGGTGGTCTACAAGCATTCTAAGAGCGGTTATCTTAGACATGATACTTCCACGCAATTCATCTGCTGCGCTTCCTTGTTGGTATCCATGCCCATAGTGCGCTTCTAAAGAAAAAGAAGAACCCATAAGTGCTTGGGCTTCTGTTAATTCTGTAAATAAATCTGTTGAAATGCGGTCATATAATTCGGCTGATTTTTTATCTAAGTGCACAAATATTGGGTCGTAATGGATTGTTTCTGGAAGATAGGGGGCAACGTCTGCATCTTTTTGAGTTTTACGTACTGATGATGTTTTCATCTTTTCATGAAACAAGGGCAAATTTCTGTACCGTTGTACTCCTCCAAAATGATTACGAACAATAAACGTTTGGTCAAACAAATCAAACCNACCTAATACTTTTTCATCCACAAACTGCATAATGCTATATAACTCTTCAGGACGGCCGTTTTCAATTGGAGTACCTGTTAAAGCAAATCTAATAGGAACATCTTGNGATAANTTCTTTACAGCCTTAGAACGCTTAGACTTAAATCCTTTAATAGCAGTCGCTTCATCACAAATTATGGCTCCCCACTCGTANTCTTTAATCAATTCCCAATCAGCAACTATTGTTTCGTAATTGCAAATCTCATAATCGGTATGGTTTTCCCAATCCATATCCCTTGNCCAACGAATGTGTCGAGTAGATTTTGACCCATCAATAACTGTTGCACCTGCATCAGAGAACTTGTGTATTTCCTTTTCCCATTGATACTTTAAACTTGCTAAAGCAATAACAAGAACTGGTTTTGTAATAGCGCCTTCTTCTTTAAGTTTTTCAATAGCAGCAATAGTCAAGACAGTCTTTCCAAGACCCATTTCATAGGCTACTAACATCTTCTTTCTAGCAACCATTTTGTCAACAGCCTCTGGTTGATAAGGTAACAATGTTCCTTTAAATGCCATGAAACTCAACTCCATCTACTGGGGTTGGTGCGGTTAATAAAGCCCCACAATCATCACACTCAGCGTCAGTAAACCACAAAGAAATATCTCCATCTTCAAACATTGCCTTTATACGAAAAATTAAATGACCACAATTTGGGCAAGCGTGTGTAGGAACTCCACGAGCATCTAAGACCATGCGTATGCTTTTTTTCCGTAAATAACGTCTCTTGCTGTTTCTATCCCACGATGAATTTCATCTACAGTCATATCTCCTGGGTCTTTAACATCAATGCCTGTGTAATTAAAGTAAGAAAGTTCTAAACCATATTTACGTGCATATCCACGCATTTGTTCGCATGCTTTTTTACCAGCCTCGTCTTTATCAAATGCTGCAATAACTTTCTCTGCACGTCTCATAATCTTGGCTTGTTCTTCACTTAAAATTGCTCCGTAAGTAGAGATAGCACCGCCAACTCCAGCAGATGCTAACCGTGCAACATCTAAAGGGGATTCGACAACGACAAGGATGTCTGTTGCCATGACCTCGACTCCGAATACAGTACGTGATTTTTTAACCCCTGCTGGTTGGTTTTTAAAGAAACGACCACTTGCTCCTTTCTCTTGCCATCCCCAAAGACTGTAATCGTTCGGGTCACGGATAGGGAGAATCCACGAGTTATGCTTGGTATCCCAGAGGATGCCATGGTGTTTTGCTGAGTCTGCATTGATGAACCTCTTCCGTAGTTCGTTTTCTGGTGGGTCTGTAAATACTGCTAATCGTGCTTCAGACATTGTCAGTGGCTCTTCAGCGGGGATGTATTGTGGCAACTCACGGATACGCTTTAACAACACATCAATGTCTAATTCAGGACTTGCATTAACATAATCTTTTGCGTCAAAGTAATCTATACCCTTGATATCTGCAACAAGTGTGTAGATGTTTCCTTTATACCCACACGAAAAACAAATATGAGCACCTGTCTCAGAATTAATCCACCAAGATGGGTTATGGTCTTCCTTACCTGTACGTGCTTTATGCATTGGGCACAACCCTTGAACTTCTTCACCACGTTGTGAGACAAGGCTTATATCAAGAGAAAGAAGAACCTTTTCAATGTCAATCATCTAGATGACCACTTAGCACAATGAACGCATTTAATCATCTGTGACTCATCATGGAAGCAACCTGTCTCCCAACGCCAAGTCAAAGCAGTTTCTGCTGGACCACAGTTACGACTAGCAACAACTTTTA